TAGATAACGGAAGCGACACGCACGAAACGTTTAACTACCCGTTTGCAGGTTATGACTTATCTAAAGAAAAACGAGGCATAGCTTCAGGAGTAAATGCAGGACTTAGGCTTACTACTAATTACGATGCTGTTTGTTTATTAGCCAATGATATATTACTTCCTCAGAATTGGTTGTCAAATTGGGTTATGTTTTCTCAACGTGTGCCAAAAAGTGGCATTATTGGAATACATTGCGTAGAAGCGTTACCGCCATTAGAAGACGGCATACATAAAATACATACACCATTTGGCGATAACTTTATTACTCGTGAACTCATTAATGCAATAGGTGGTTACAATACCGAGTATGACCCATATGGTATGCAAGATAGTGATTATGCAACAAGGTCTTTGATTGCAGGGTTTACTAACTATTACGTTCCAGATATGAGGTCGGAGCATATAGGACACGATGTAGGTAACGGCACGGAATATCGTAGAATGAAGGACGAAAGCTTGGCAAAGGGAAAACAAATATGGGATAAAAACCAAGACAGATATTACAAACAAAAAGATATAAGATGCGAATACTTTGTATAATAAATAGTTTAAACTTATGAAGTATTCGTCAAGCTTTACTCACGATTTAAATTTTGGCGAACTTGCAGAAGATTGGGTAAAAAATATATTTTCTAATGGTAGCAAAGTAGAAGTTAAATGTGATACTAAAGCGCATATTACAGGTAATATATTTATAGAATTTCAGTCAAGGGGAAAGCCATCTGGTATAGCAACTACCGATGCTGATTATTGGGTATATAAAATAAATGAGATTAATTTTGCTATCATATTTGATGTAATAAGATTAAAAGAAAAATTAAGGTATTATTACAAAAATAATATGTATATAAAAAATGGTGGAGATAATAATACTTCTAAAGGTTTTTTAATCCCAATAACAGAACTATTAAAAAAATAAAATGAAAATACTTTGTATAACTTCAGCTAATAGCGGAGTTGGGTATCATAGAATTATGATGCCTATAGTTAATATGGAAAAAGAGTACGCACTTATTACCGATGTACTTAATGACGAGTTATTAGAGCAAGGTTGGGATATTGTCTTAATGAATAGAATGTTAAATGAGATTGATGCAAAGCAAATGGACACTTGGCGCACTAAGTATGGCTTTAAGTTGGTAGTCGATAACGATGACCATTGGGAACTTAGCGAAAGCCATTTATTGTATTGGAGATACAAGTATAATAACATACCTAAACAAATTACCGATTACTTAAAGATAGCTGACCTTTGCACTTGCACTCACGAAAGGTTAGCAAGTGAAATAAGCCAATACAATAAGAACGTTCACATTTTACCAAACGCTTTACCATATGGGCAAGAGCAGTTTATGGATAACAAGATTGAAGATTACAAGGTTAGATTGTTTTGGTCAGGTAGCGGAACGCACGAAAGGGATATTGAAATACTAAGGCAGCCTTTTAAAAGGCTACAAGGTATGAATATTAGAACTGTTATAGCAGGTTACAATGACGGGGAGAAACCTATTTGGGATAAAATGATTGATGCCTTCACTTGCGGACTAAAGCTAAACCCTACTATCTACAACTATGCAAAAGTTACGGAATATATGGGTGCTTATACGGACTCGGATATTTCAGTTATCCCATTGGTTGACAATAAGTTTAACGCTATGAAGTCCAATCTAAAAGTATTAGAAACGGCTACTAAAAAGAACCCTGCTATAGTTAGCCACGTCAATCCTTACCTTGATATGCCGGTACACTACGTTAAAAACCAGAAGGATTGGTATAAACATATAAGAGATTTAGTAAGCGATGCGGATATGCGAAAGGAAAGCGGACAAAAGTTGTTTGAGTTCTGCCAAAAGAAATATAACTTTGACGAGATAAATTTAGACAGAAAGTATATTTACAATAAACTAATTTCTTATAGTTAAATTTTTAATTATTAATCAACGGAAAATTTAATGGGGAAGCTATGAGAAAACACACACAAATATATTTGCAGGGAATGGGGTATAAAAAAACGGACTTCATTCCTTGCGAAGTGTGTGGCTCACAAGCGGTAGATGTGCATCATATTGAGGCGAGGGGAATGGGTGGGAGCAAAGACAAAGACACGATAGAAAACCTAATGGGATTATGCAGGAAGTGTCATATAGATTTTGGGGATAAGAAACAATATAAAGAGTTTTTAATAAATATACATAAACAAAATTACCGATGCTATTAACTGAGCAAGAGTTTCTGGAATACGAACTTAACCACGGAATAGGTATGCACAACGACTTTTTTAAGGATTTGGCACGGAATACTGTTGCACAGATTAAAGACCTGCCTATTAAGTCCGTATTAGATTACGGAGCAGGTACGGGAGTTTATAGCAATGCGTACTTTCAAGCAGGTTATCACATTGTTGCCTTTGAAATATTTAAGTCGCATCAAGATTATATGAAGCAGAATGTAGCTTATGTAGAAATAGTAGACAAGCCTATTACTACAGACCTACTTAACTTTATTGAGACGGCAGAGCATATGACTGACAAAGAACTTGATTATTTGTTCAGTAAGATAGAACCTAATTACATTTTGTTTAGTAGCACATCGCAAAGAGTACCAGGCTTTGACGAACAATGGGGACACATAAACATCAAAGAACAAAACGAATGGGATAGTTATTTTAAAACAAAAGGATATAGTAAAATAAAAGATTTACCACAACCGACAACTTGGAGCAAATTATATGGCAAAGATTAAAGAAAACAATAACAAAGTTAGCTTTGGAAAACGCAAAAGAGGTTCTGCAAAGAAGTCCTTTAATAAGCATACGCCAAGAGAAAAAGCTTATAGAGGACAAGGCAGATGAGAAAGTTAAACGCTATATGGCTACTCCTTACGCACAAAGCTTACTTCGTAGCAGTATGTAAGACGGGTAAAAACGGAGATGATATGACCACGATAGGACATTATACCTATGCTATGGCAGAAACTTTAATTAACAAACATATAGCAGACGTAGACACTTACCTTGACCAAGAAGACGCAATAGACGAAGCAAACGATATAATAAACGGCATACTATGATACAAAACGTACCAATCAACACAGTAAAAGCAAACCCGAACAACCCCAGGATAATTAAAGACGATAAGTTTGCAAAGCTCGTAAAGTCAATTAACGAGTTCCCACAGATGCTAAACCTTAGACCTATTGTTGTTAATGACGATATGGTTGTGCTTGGTGGCAATATGCGACTTAAGGCTTGTAAGGAAGCAGGACTAAAAGAGATACCTATCATTAAAGCAAGTGAACTAACCGAGCAGCAACAAAAGGAATTTATAGTTAAAGACAACGTAGGCTATGGCGAGTGGGACTGGAGCGACCTTGCAAATAATTGGGATAGCGACCAATTAGAAGAGTGGGGGTTAGATATACCTGGCTTTTCTGATGTAGAAGATTTAGGCGAAAACTTTAGCTTACCAGACGGGGATAAAGCACCATTCCAACAAATGACTTTTACATTGGCAGACGAACAGGCTACACAAATAAAGAACGCAATAGACGAAATAAAAGGTACTGAGGAATACAAGTACGTAGAAACAATGGGCAACGAAAACTCAAATGGAAACGCTTTATATTTAATCATAATGGAATGGGCAGAGCAAAAGAAATAATAGTAAAGGTTATACCTGCAAAGATTGCTAATGAGTTTGTTAAGCAAAACCATTATAGCGGTAAGGTAGTTCCTAATAGCACCCTTCACTTTGGCTGCTTTTTAGACGGAAAGCTACACGGAGTATTGAGTTATGGAAGTCCAATGGTAAAAGCAAAGGTTATTCATTATGTAAAGGATACTAAATGGAATGAGGTAATAGAACTTAATAGAATGGCTTTTGATGAATACCTGCCTAAATATTCGGAAAGTAGGTGTATAGCAATTACTATTAAATTAATTAAAAAGAACGCACCGCATATAAAATGGATATTAAGTTTTAGTGACGGAAACTTATGTGGAGACGGAACAATTTATAGAGCAAGTGGCTTTAAGTTAATTGGAGTAAATAAAAATACAAGTACTTACCAAATGCCAAACGGAGAAGTTGTATGCAGCTTAACAAGTTCGGCACATAGAACAAAAGAAAGCAACGGCAAAAGCGGTACTAATTGGATAAAGCAAAATGGCGGTAAAATGCTTGACGGCTTCCAAATTAGATATATATATTTAATAAATAAAACTTGTGAAATTACAGTTCCTATACTACCTTTCAGCAAAATTGATGAACTTGGTGCAGGTATGTACAAAGGAAAGAAAGTAACTTTGCAGGAAAGACAACAAGCGGTAGAAGCATAAAAGTAATGCGCTTACCATTCCAGGTAAGAGAAGGGGTGCGATACCACCCTACCGCTCAATAACAGAAGCGTAACAGAATGAGCAAAGAACACTTAATACCATTCAAACCAGGACAATCAGGAAACCCAAACGGCAGACCCAGGAAGTATGTAAGTTTACTCAAAGAGCAAGGATATAAACTTGCTGAGATTAACGATACCATACAAGCTATGATGTCAATGGACTTAGAGGAACTTAAAACAGTATGGGATAACCCGAAGGCAACTATACTTGAAAAGACGATTGCAGCAGCTATGCGTAAAAGCTTAGAGAAGGGCAGCCTTTATAGTTTAGAAACTTTACTTACCCGTGTTTATGGTAAGCCAAAGGAACAAATGGACATACAAACAGATAACAGAATAGAGATAGTATTTGTAGACGGCAAGACAATTCTTTAATGCGGATAGAACTACCTAACGGACATATAAACCAAAAGAAGATACTTAACTGCGAAGCCAGGTACATAGTTGTTATGTGCGGTCGAAGGTTTGGCAAATCGGAGTTAAGCCAGATTAAATGTATTACAACCGCAATTAAAGGCGGTCAGGTTGCTTACATAACACCTACCTATAAATTGGCAAAGGTATTTTTTGAGAAGTTATGCAATAGCCTTCCGTTTCCTAATAA